TGGCATTGGATATAGCAAACTCAGATGATATGGGTGAAACAGGCGTTATGACATGGGATGAAGCATATGGCGTATGAGTTAAAGGAATATCTCAAGGCTGTCAATCAGACTAAAGAACCTTTGATGGATGGTGATGATGAGGAATGGGAACGAAAGTATCCCCCGTTCATTGTCAACAAGTGTGTTGCACCATTTGCTGATACCATCATGTTGGTAAATGAGATTAATCAACTACCAAATGTTGATAAGAAGATGCAGTTTGACTTTTTACTAAATAGTCTGAGGCCAAGGAAGAGATTTAGTCCGTGGTTGAAGGCGACGAAATTAGAGAATCTAGAGTATGTTAAAGAGTTTTATGGATATAGTAATGCAAAGGCCAAGGCCGCTCTTGATGTATTGTCTGAGGATCAACTCGCCACCATAAAAAGAAGATTATATAAAGGTGGGAAAAATGGAAGAGATTAATTGGACACAGGAGATGATGTTAGAAGTCGGGTTGAAAGAACCTGATGACTTTCTGAAAGTACGAGAGACTCTATCTCGTATTGGCGTTGCATCCCGTAAAGAAAAGAAACTATACCAATCATGTCATATTCTGCATAAGCAGGGTAGGTACTACATTGTGCATTTCAAGGAGCTCTTTGCTCTGGACGGTAAGAATACAAATCTGACAATCAATGATATTTCTCGTAGGAATACGATTGCCAAACTATTACTTGATTGGGGATTGGTTAACATTATTGGTGAGCTTGGAGAAGTTGCCCCCCTTAGTCAGATTAAAGTATTGTCATATTCTGAGAAGGGTGATTGGACACTAGAAACCAAATATAACATTGGAAAGAAAAAAGAAGTCTAATGGAAAAGTTCAAATCATTCATCACAGAAGCAAAAGAAGAAAAATACAAACTATTGATTCTGTCACATGATGATCCGTTTGATCCAAATGAAACTGGACCAATGGTTCGCAAGAAAGCATCTGAGTTGGGTATTGAAGTGTATCTTGCTGAGTTTTCTGGAATGTACATGGAAGACAAAGGCAAGGACCAATTGGTATATTCCTTTCCTGTGGATGATAAAGGTCAGGTAGAACTGCCCGGTATGAAAGATGACGTTGAGTATGATAAACCATTTCGCATAAATCCTGAGAATACATTGATTATGGCTAGAGGTATTGGTTCAACGGTTAAGACAGGTAATCTGTCTTGGCGAGTTGCTTGTCTCAATCTGGAGAGTCAGGGTTACACTCTTATCAATCCTGTTATATGTCATGATATTTGCAATGATAAATGGTACAACCAGATTGTGTTTCAGCAAAATGATATTCGTACACCAAACACAGTTCTAGTTCGTCATTCAGAAGGTGCTGAGGATGCATCAGAAAGATTGGGTAATAAGTTCCCGATGATTCTCAAGACCGCTGTTGGGTCACGGGGTGTTGGTGTTATCTGGATTGAAAGTCTAAAATCACTTCATAGTGTTATTCAGTTGCTTCATAGGGAAGATGAGTTTGTCGATGTTCTTCTTCAAGAATATATAAAGACAGACTATGATGTTCGTGTTATTATTGCAGCTGGTGAAATTCTGGGTGCAATTAAAAGACCTGTCGTTGGAGATGATTTCAGAAGTAACGTCTCACAGGGGTCAGAACCACAATCACATGAATTAACAGAACGTGAAGCACAGGAGTCTTTACGGGCAGCAGAATCAGTTCAAGGTCAGGTTGTTGGTGTTGATTTTATTCCTGCAAAGAATAGAGATAAGGAAAGTCCTTATTTTATCGAAGTTAACTCTACTCCCGGCCTGATGGGAATAGAGGCAGTACTTTCTAAGTCTGCTGCAAAACCACTCATCAAAGGTCAGGACCGTAGCATCACTAAAGAAATTTTGAAGATGTATATGAATCGTGACAACTGGACCCTTGACAAATCTACGGAAACCTGATATAGTCTTTATATGAACTTTTACACAAACGTATTGCAATACGGTAACTCCATTCTTGTCCGTGAAGTCAGGGATGGAGAACGCACGACTCGCAGAGTTAAGTATGAACCTACGCTGTTCGATCTGGTCAAGACCCGTGAGGAGACTGGCTACAAAACTCTAGATGGTCAGGGTGTTCTCCCACATAAGTTTGACTCTATCAAAGAAGCCAAACAGTGGGTGTCTGATCGTGAGAACCAAAAAGACATTATGTTTGGTAACACACAATATCCCTATTGCTGGATTGCTGATGAATATCCTAATCAGGTCGATTGGGATTTGGACCAAATGCTCATGGTCACCATCGATATTGAGGTGGAGTGTGAGAACGGTTTCCCTAAACCAGAAGATGCAGCAGAACCTATGCTGTCTATCACTCTCAAAAACCACCAGACTAAACGCATCGTTGTTTGGGGTATCGGTGAGTTCGTCACAGACCGTGATGATGTAACCTATGTGCAATGTGAGAGTGAAGTGCATCTGCTGAAAGAGTTCCTAGCATTCTGGGAACGACACACACCTGATATTATCACTGGATGGAATACAGAGTTCTTTGATATTCCCTATCTTTGCAATCGTATTCGTAATGTGTTTGATGAGGAAGAAGTCAAACGTCTGTCTCCGTGGAAGAACGTGTTTGCCCGTGATGTGTATCAGATGGGTCGTACTCATCAAGTCTATACTCTAGATGGCATCGCTGCACTGGATTACTTTGATCTATATCGTAAGTTCACATACACCAATCAGGAGTCCTATCGTCTGGACCACATTGCGTTTGTCGAACTAGGTGAACGCAAGGACGGTAATCCCTTCGAAACATTTCGTGAGTGGTACACTAAAGACTATCAGTCGTTCATCGAATACAACATTCAAGATGTGGAAATTGTTGACCGCCTTGAAGACAAGATGAAGCTGATTGAACTTGCATTGACGATGGCATATGAGGCAAAGGTTAATTTTACTGATGTGCTTGGAACTGTGCGGTATTGGGATATCCTTATCTACAATTATCTGCGTGAGAGGAACCTTGTGATTCCTCAGAAGAAAGATCACAAGAAGGTGGAAAAGTTTGAAGGTGCCTATGTGAAAGACCCACAGGTAGGTATGCACAAATGGGTTATGTCCTTTGATTTGAACTCTCTGTATCCTCATCTAATCATGCAGTACAACATCTCACCTGAGACACTAGTAAACAAGGACGCCGAACTTGTTGAGGGTATGGTAGATAAGATGTTGGCTGGTAAGGTAAAGAATGATACAGAATATTGCATGACTCCTAATGGTGCGTTCTTTCGCAAAGACAAACGTGGGTTTCTACCAGAACTAATGGAGGGCATGTATAATGATCGTGTCAAATATAAAAGACTTATGCTCGACGCTCAACAAGAGTATGAAAACACTGGGGAAAAGTCTCTACTTAAAGACATTGCCCGATACAACAACATCCAAATGGCGAAGAAGATTTCTCTTAACAGCGCATATGGTGCTATTGGGAACAATTGGTTTCGTTATTTTGATCTGCTGGTTGCCACTGCAATTACTTCATCTGGTCAATTGTCTATTCGATGGGTTGAGAAAAGTCTCAACATTTATCTTAACAAAATCTTGGAAACGAAGAACGTGGATTACGTTATTGCTTCGGACACAGACAGCGTATACATCACTTTTGACAAGTTGGTTAGTAAGGTGTTTAAAGAGGGAACAGACACTAACACTATTGTCAATTTCTTGGATAAGATTGCAAAAGAGAAGCTGGAACCTTTTATTGATAAGTCTTATCAAGCTCTTGCTAAAGTAACCAACGCATACGAACAGAAGATGGAGATGGGTAGAGAGGCAATCGCTGACAAGGGAATCTGGACTGCAAAGAAACGATACATTCTAAACCTGTATGATATGGAAGGTGTTCGGTTTAAGGAACCTAAACTCAAGATTATGGGACTAGAAAGCGTTAAGAGTTCAACTCCTGCACCCTGTCGGGAGAAGTTGAAGGAGGCAATCAGAATCATCATGGGTGGTGATGAGGAGATGTTAAATAAATTCATACAAGATTTTCGTGAGGAGTTTATGACATTGCCACCAGAAGAAATTGCCTATCCTCGCTCCTGTAATGGACTGAAGAAGTTTCGAGGATCAGATCGTTTATTTGCACTCGGCGCACCCAAACATGTTAAGGGTGCAATACTCTACAACCATCTCGTAGATGAGAACAAACTTGGAAACAAGTACGTTTCTATTCAAGAAGGAGACAAGGTGAAATTTGTGAATCTCAAAGACAATATCTATCAAGCCTCTGCGTTTTCTTTTATGACAAAGATACCAAAGGAACTTGACATATTGCCGATGGTTGACTATACTAGTCAATACGAAGACAGCTTCTTAGCGCCGTTGCGTGTGATAACGGATAAGATGAACTGGATATTGAAAAACGATGAGGTAGGAACACTGGAGGATTTTTTGGATGAATGATGATTATGATAATTTCGTTGGTAAGAAAGCTGAAGTTGAGAAGAAAGGTACACTAAACGAGTTTCTTGGCATCAAAGATGAAGAGCCTTGGGAGAAACACTGGGTAGGTATGCCAGAGTTTGAGCAAGAGGATGATCCAAACTACAAGGAATTACTGGTGAAGTTCAAGACAAAGGAAGACTATGAGAAGTTTCAGAAGCTGATAGAGCAGAAGCTCACATTGAAAACTAAAAGCATATTCTATCCCAAAGATGATAGATTACCAAACCGTTTATTGAGGTGGGTTGTAGATGATTAATCCAAAGTATCCCGTATATATCGTATCCAAAGGAAGAGCAAAGACTGGCGGCACTCGCAAGTCTCTTGACCGTATGGGTGTTCCCTATAAGATTGCTGTTGAGCCACAAGACCATGATGACTATGCTGCTGAAGTAGGTGAGAGCAAGTTGCTAGTGCTACCGTTCAGCAATCATGGTGACGGGCCTGGAAGAGCAAGAAACTGGTGCTGGGAACACTCCATCTCGCAGGGTGATAAGCGTCACTGGGTTCTAGATGACAACATCGATGACTTCTATCGCTTGCACAAGAACTATCGTATACGAGTGGAAAGCGGTGTTGTCTTCAGAGCACCAGAGGACTTTGTAGACAGGTATGAGAACATAAAGATAGCAGGGTTGCGCTATAGGTTCTTCTTACCACCAAATGAGAAGCGCCCACCTATCGTGTGGAATACAAGAATATACTCCTGTCTCTTGATTGACAATGAGTGTAAGCATCGTTGGAGAGGAAGATATAATGAAGACACTGACCTCTGTTTACGAGTTCTCAAAGATGGAGATTGCACCATAGTGTTCAATGCGTTTCTACAAGGTAAAAGTGCTACACAAACTGTGAAGGGTGGCAACACAGAGGAGTTTTATCATAAAGAGAACAAAGAGCAAATTAATAAGGAAAATTACAATCCGTTTGGGACGATGAACAAATCCCAGATGTTGGTTGATATGCATCCAGACGTTGCCAAGTTGTCATGGCAA